AAAATATGGACGAAATTCAACCTAATATTGATAAGTTGAATAATAAATTCCAGGAAGTTACCCAAAATTTATATTCACAGACAACAGAAAATGATGGTGATAATCTTTCTGATGTAGAATTTGAAGAAGTTTTGTAATTTAATTTGACTTATTAAAATAAATTTTATATAATTAATTAAAAAAAAATATGACACTAAAACAAGCTTTAAAATTAAAAAACAAATTAGTTCAAGAGTTAAATGAACTAACAAGTAGGTTACAAAATAACAATTCAATAATTGAGGGTAACACAAGAGATTATTCGGCTAAAGAAACTTTAAGCCAACTTTATACAAAAGTTGATGAATTAACTTACATCAAAACTAAAATTCAGAAGGCTAATTTTGAAGTTTTTGATAAAATATTTCTTTTATCTGAATTAAAATCGTTAGTTTCAAAAATGAAAGGTCTTGATTGTACTAACGGTGCTGCTGTTGATTATTATTCTCGTAGAATGGAAACTCCACTTATTAAACATTCTGAAATAAGTGTTGTGGAAAGAGATAGTGAGATTAAGTTTTTGGAAAACCGAATTGACCAAATCCAGGATGAACTTGATCACTTTAATGCAACAACAGTGATTGAGGAATAAACTAAATGGTGGAACGTTAGTGAATCATACTTTTAACATACAACTTCAAAATTCTTGAGACGATGGTAGATTATGATTTGTATTCAAAAGTTCAAAGTTGAAACACTCAACAGTATTTTAAGTCAAATATTAAAACTCATTATATATAAAAGTTGAATCATTGACTTCCACCTACCCCAATCGTTATGGTTGGGGTTTTTTAATATGACTGAAAAACAAGAAAGATTAGTAAGAAAATTTTTAGACACCCATTTTTCTAATTTAGACCTTAGCGAGACTAGAAAAAAAACACATCAAACGTTATCTAGAAACAAAGGTAAAACTCATATTTTTTTAATAGAGAAAGAACTAAAAGAGGTTTATGTAAATTCTAAAATTGTTATAGACCCAATTTTAAATATGTTTAATACGGATTACACAGAAACATATGATTTTGTAAAAAATTGGTTATTAGAAAAATATAATATAGAATCAGAAGAAAGTTAAAGTTCTTAATGAAATATTAGAAGAAACTGGTTGTGAAATTGTGGTATCTTCAGATTGGAAATTACATGCAACATTAGAAGAACTTGGTGAATATTACGAATCACAAGGTATATTAAAAAAACCGATTGCATTAACACCAGATTTAAAAAACTGTACAGTGCACGGTAATTTATTTATATGGTCACCAAGATGGGAGCTTGAACAAATACGAACTATTGAAATTAAACAATACCTTCACGATCATCCTGAAGTAACACATTGGGTTTCTGTTGATGATTTAAAAATGGGTAAAATCGGCGAACCTTGGAAAGATGAGTGGGCAATTGACAATTTTGTTTTAACACCAAAATCTAATGAAGGTATTAAACAATTAGGGGTAAAAGAAAAAATATTGAAATTTTTATTAGATTAAAATTATGAAATACGAAACAATAGATATTAGAATTTTTGATAAATTTAGAAATCAAAGTTATTATCCGGTTATATCTCAAGAAGCAATTGACCACGTTAGAAATAATATCAAGACAGAATTAAAATGTTCACCAGTCCAGGGTATTGGTGTCTTTACAATAAAAGACATTAAAAAAGGTGAGCAACTATTACCATTATGGCAAGGCGAAACTATGTTATATGCAATACCTATAACCGAATTCAAAACATTTGATGAAAAAGTACAAGAAATTGTGAATAGATTTTTTATTTCAAAAGACATTAAAGATTATGTCTTTGTAAGACTCATTAAAGACGTAAATTTTGTTACATATAATAATGTTTATTTTAATAGTTGTTATCCAGATTTAGAAAAACAAAATGTGAATAACCAGGGAATTGCACTTAAAGATATAAAAAAAGGGGAAGAATTACTTGATGATTATTTTGGAAATTTTTAAGTTATGAAAAATATAAATCAAATATTCAAAGGAAATGAACACCTAATGGATTTGAATCCAGTGGAAGAATTAATTGAATACACTCAAGAACTTGAAGGACAAGTATTAGAAAGAAAAATTGAAGACACATATGATAAAGAACATATGTTAAAAATAATGTTGTCGGATATTCTCTCAAGTTGTAGGGAATATGAAGAAAACAAAATACTTGAAGATAGATACCCAGACTTATATGAAAAAGTTGACGCAGATTCTTTAGTTAAAAATTTAAAAGATTATATTTTAGATATGAATTTTATGAATAATTTAGGATTATGAAAAAAAGAGTTTATTTAATAGATATTGATGGAACTGTGTGTGATGACATAAAAAATGAAGACAGTTATTTATATAAGGATGCAAAACCGTATGAAGGTTCAAAAGAGGAGATTAATAAACTTTACGACGATGGAAATAAAATAGTTTTTTTTACTGCCAGAGAATATAAAGATAAAGGAATAACTCTTTCCTGGTTATGGAGACACGGATTCAAATTTCACGACCTTATAACGGATAAACCTAGATGTTCGGAGGACGAAGAATATGTTTGGATTGATAATAAACCTGTAAGAGGTATAACATATAAAGGCGAATGGAAACCGATTGTTGAAACTAAAAACCAAGAAGTTGAAACATTATTAAATTTTAAAAATTAAAATGACAAGAAAAGTAAAATTGTTCATCGTAGATGAAAAACCTTATTTGGTTTCACTTGACCAAATTGCTGTTGGTGATACTGTTGTGGTAACTGTCGGTGGACAATATCCTTCTGTTGTTAAATGCGAAAATGAACAAATATTTGAGTTAGACTTTGACAAAACCTTTCAAGGTAGTTATGGAACCAGATAAAATTACATTAAATGAAGATCAAATAAATAAACTTACTGAAGGTGATGGGGTATTAGAAATTGTGGAAGAAAACGGTGTAATAACATTTAATTTATGATTTTAATAGAAAAAATTTTATTTGTTTTATTACTTGTTGTTGTGCTTGCAATACCTATAGAACTTTATATTAGAAAAAAGAAAGGAGAAAAAGATGAATGATGTTTTAATTGAGACTCCAAAAGGTGTTGGAAAACTAGATAATATTTATGTTTCAGAACTTGGATTTTTAATGGTTAAAATTGCATTTGAAGATGGTACATACACCGGGTATAATCTAGGAAAACATAATCCTATAGAAAATATTTTTACAAAAGAATTATTTAAAGATGAATTCGTTGGACTTACACGGGATTAAACATTCTGAAGTACAAATAATTTTAGACCAATTCCTCTGGGAAAATATAAAAAAAAATCAAAAAGAAGTTGCGGTCATTACTGGTCTTAGTGACCAAATGAAAAATATTGTTAGAAATTGTGTTGATGATTACAATATGATTTGTCAAGAAGAATATTTAAATCCAGGAAAATTTATAATAAAACTTGTGTGATTAAAAAAGTTATTGTATATTTGTCAAAATAATTAAAATGACAGATAGAAAACAACATCTTTTATCACAAGAATTTGAAATGACATTTACTCAAGACGCTGACTGTTGTGATAATAAAGATCAATTCTTAACAATTAAAACTCAAAATGGTGGTGGTGGTGATTTTTATATTATAGAAACAGAAAGATGGGCATTTGATAATATACCAGAACTTGTTACTACTTTAATGAGATTTTACACAAAACACAAGTTAATTAAATCAAAAGAATTAGAATGAAAGAATTATCAGAAAATGAGTTGTTACAACTGGCTCAATCAGAAGTAAAAAAAATGGATATACATCTTTGGTCACAAATGGTAATTGTTATTTTAATTATAACTCAAGTTATTTTTGTGTTTGCCCAAATAATTTCTGGTTGGACATATTTTTTTATGTGGATAGCTCTTATGATATTGTATTTTATTCATAGATTAAAAGTAAAAAAATCAGAAATAAAAGTCCAAGAAATTTTGGATGAATTAACAAGTAGAGGATTATGAAAATTTTAAGTTTAATTTTATTATTACTATCTTTGTCTAGTTGTTCAAATTGGATGTATAAAGACATTGAATATGAGCGTTGTGAAAACCTAGAAAAGATACACGTTCATTTATATCACCACGATAGTTGTGAATGGTATTGTTTGAATATGGAAGAAGGACAATATACAATTGAAGATAAATTTAGAATCAAGTATAAAACAGATAAAAGAGGAAAAATAAAAAAAGTAAAATTAGTAAAATGACAGAAAAAGAAATAATACTTTTGGGTCTCAAAAGTGAAGAAATTAAAGAACACGATGAAGACGAATCTTACTATTATGTTTTAGATATTGTTGATGGGCTAACATTTATAACACCAACAAATGAAGACATTAAAGATGGTAATTGGTATGTTGAATTTTTCAATACGGATCCATCTGTAAGATTCTACGAGTTCGGAGAAGTCCAAGGACTAATAAACCAACTAACAAAGGCAATTGTAAATGGAAAATAAAATACCAACACACGACCCACAAACAGGTGAATTGAATCCGTACTATGAAGAACTAACTGGAGAAAGAAATCCATTATTACCAGAAGAAGAAATAGCTATACCAACATTTGATATGAAACAGTTGGTTGGTAAACAATTTAAATACAAAGGACAATACGGGCTATCAACCTGGACTGATAAAGTAAAAGCAATTAGGTCACATCATAGTGTACATTTTGATGTACCACTTGATTTTGAAGTCCCAAAAGAAGGTGAACCATTTAAAGCTCAACAATTTAAAATAATTGGTATGAAATATAAGTTTTTTGTTGTGTCAGAAAGAAGCGAACAAAATTATGAATTTGAAGATTGTATTTTTTTATTAGATTAAATTATAAATTATGGCAAAAATAGATGAGTTAATCCAAAAGTACCCAAAGGTGAGTACTGCGACTGTAAGAATTTTTAACGAATTGGACACAACACCAACAAAAAAGTATTTACCGTATTTATTCCAGACCTGGAACAAAAGAAACTCAATTAGAAATTTTAATTGGTCTTCCAGACAATTAGCAACCTGGGTTATGGCATTTGATAGTCTATTGCCTTATATTGAAAATAAAGACATTTATAGTAAAGACTATCTAGATTTGTTTTTTTTAAGAGATGTTGTTACAAAAGCTGAAGAAACTAAACAAGAAAAATTGTTTATCAAAGAAGACCACGTAAAAGTGATTTTAGAAAATGATAATTTTTTTATTATTAGACCATTAACAATTGAAGGATCAATTAAATATGGTGCTGGAACTAAATGGTGTACAACGATGAAAGAGTATTGTTATTTCAAAGATTACACCAATAGTAATTATTTGTATTATCTCATTTCTAAAAAAGAAAGAAATTCAAATTATAATAAAGTTGCTATACTAACTGAAGGGAAAAAAAATATAATGTCTGGATCCATAAGATTTTGGAATGAAAAAGATATAGAAATTAATGAAAACACTGTTATAAACAACAATTGGTCTTTTTATGAACTTTTTGAAATCATTACAACAATAAGAACACATTCATATGAATTGTCAATTATTCACCAAGCAAAAAAAGATGTTGACAATGTTATTCACAAATTACAGTCAATTAATTTTGAAGAATTGATGAAAAAAATAGAATTATTAAACATTGATGGAAAATCTGGTGATGAATATAAAGAAAAACTAGATAGTGTTTTAGATTCATTAATAAATAAAATAAATTAATAATTTGATGATTTGAAATTTAATTTGTAAATTTGAAGAAAAAAAAATGAAGTATTTTAAATTAGTCTCATTATGGATATTGTTTATTTGGTTAAACACACTTTTTGGTGAGTACGTGGTGAGCAGAGAGGTTAATGGGTCCTTACAACTTTTAAGTTTCGTTGGGTTGTTAGGAGTCCTTATGTATGTAATAAACGAAACAATTAAATTTTTAACAAAAAACAAAACAAAATGATTAGTGGATTAATTTTTATTTTAGGATTAGTAATTGCAGGATTTATCGCATTTACAACAAGAGGTAGTATGTATACCATAACAGAGGACAGATATGGTGACAGAAAGAATTTTAACATTTCCTGGTTATACAAACCGGTCGGAATATTTCTTTTAGGTTTAATTGTATCTTCAGTCCAACCATTCGCACTTGAAAGAGTTGATGCGGGTCACGTAGGTATCAAAGTTAATCTAACCGGAGACAAACGAGGTGTATCAAGTTACGAATACAAGACAGGTTGGGTAATGTATAATACCTGGACGGAACAGATGTTAGAGTTTCCAACATTCCAACAACATATTGAATACAAGGATCAAACTGTGATTACAAAAGGTGGATTTGCGGCAACAATTAAACCATCATTCAACTACTCACTTAAACCAACAGCAATTGGTAATATGTTTGAGAACTTGAGATTGGACATTAAACAAATTGAACAAGGATGGTTAATGAATGCGATTGTTAGTTCGGTAAATGACGTGGCAAATAAGTGGGAGGTTGATGCAATCTTTAATAAACGAGAAGAATTTGAGGCTGCAATTGTTGCGGAGTGTAATAAAAGATTATCTAAATGGTTTGAAGTATCACAGTTGAGAACTAATATCATACCACCAGCATCATTACAAAAAGCGATTGAAGGTAAAACAAAAGCGGTTCAAGAAGCACAAGCAGCAACACAACGTAAATTAGTAGCAGAAGCCGAGGCTCAAGAAAAAATTGCAATTGCAAAAGGTGACTCCGCAAAAGTTATTATTGACGCACAAGCATTGGCACTTGCTATGAAAATTAAACAAAAAGAGATTACACCTTTGTATGTAGAATATTTGAAAGCGCAAAGTTGGAATGGGGTGCTACCTACAACAGTTGCTGGTAGTACTGGAACATTCTTAAACATTAAATAAGATAGGTCAAGAACTAAAATTAAATCCTCACTTTTAACAGAGTGGGGATTTGTTTTTTTAAATAAGTTTTATTATATTTGTAATATGAAAGGGAAATTAATTAAAACAGATTTAAATTATATTCTTGAAGACGATAAAGGGGTTGTTATCGCATCAACATCATTAAAGAAAGAAGGTTTATCATTATCCCCCAAAAACTGCCGAGAAATTGAACGTGGTTATGATTTGGATGAGTTGGTAAAAAGAGAATATTTAGATGGATATGGCACTACTGAACTATGTAGAAATGCATTCAAAGATGGTTTTCAAAAAGCACTTGAGTTGATGGACAAGAATTTTAATGAAGATGATTTAAGATTAACAATGCACTTTGGTAAATTTGGAGAAGCAAATAGTCAAACTACTACAATAGGTTTTATCCAATCACTACAACAAACTGAATGGGATGTTGAGGTTGAGACTGTTCCAGCACTTTCAAATAATGGTAATGTTTATTATGGTGATATCCCAAAACTTGATGAGAACGGTTGTTTAATTTTAAAAAGAATATAAAAATGGAAAAAAGAAGTACACACTACGGAGACGTAGCAAAATGGATAGAAAAGGTAATTGACTCTTGTGATACGTACCAACAAACTTTTACTGCCAAAAATTTAATTACTAATTTTGCAAAACAATTAAGAACTAAATCTCCAGATAAATATTGGAGAGATTATCAGTACAGTGTTATTTGGCCACTTGAAGCGATGGTAACATCCAAACGACAATCATTCATAAATAAGATTGAAGAATGATGGAAAAAACAAAATACCCAATAGGTGGATTTGCTCCTGGGTACTATATGAATACTTGTGTTACTTGTAAACAAGAGTTTAAAGGTGATAAAAGAGCCACCCAATGTGAACCTTGTGCCATTGAAATGGTTAAAGTAAAAATTGAAGTTGCAGAAAATGGTGGTATTGAAATAGTACACGATTACCTACCAGGTTTCATAGATCAATTTGGTGACGGGCCTCTTGGTGAATTAAACCCAGATGATTGGGATGCACTCCAATTTTTAAGATGGTTAGAACTTAATAATTTTAAGATTATAAAAAAATGATTGATAACATAGAACTAATAAAACCTTTATTGAATTTTTCAGAACCTGGAGATTTCTATATGTTACTGGTTCTAAAACGTAAAAAAGATCAACCAGAAGGAGAACGAGATAATCACCAATCAGTAAGAACAATTAAAACTTATTGTATTGAAAGTATTGAACATCTTGAAAAACGATATAAAGAAATTAAACAACTTTGTGAAATGTTTAAAGCAAGGGCATATATCCACGTTCAAAAACAAAACCATAAAGATGTGTCATTAAATATGTTAGCAACACTTGCTGAACGCATTAGAGATGGTGCAAATAAACAACAAGGACTATTTGATTCTGTTGTTGGACAAATCAAAACACAAGAAAAGAGATGGATTGTTGATATTGATGTTGCAGGTAATACATTCTCAACCGATGTTGCAAAATTCATTAATTCTCTTCGACCAGTCGGTCTAAAATGTGAAGCACTTATCCCTACTAAAAATGGTTATCACCTCATCACTGGAAAATTTGATGTTATAGAGTTCAAAAAACAATTTCCGGAAATTGATATACAAAAAAAGAATCCGACTTTACTTTTTTTACCTAACTCTTTAAATTAAAACTTATGAATAATAATAACTTTAATCCAAATCCATTTAAGGACATTAAAAAATTAATGGAAAATCCATTTTTACCACCCCAATTTAAGGGAATGTTTGATTTCAAAAAATTGTTCAAATACATTTTAATTGTTTCTTTAATGATTTTTATGTCTGGATTTGGTGTTGGTTTAATGATTGGTTTACTTTTTTAAAAAAAATCATCACGTTTGTAAAACATATTGATTTTTTTCATATCTTTGTGATATGATTTCAGACAAACTTAAAAACATACCGCAAAACCCAGGATGTTATTTGTTCAAAAATGACAAAGAACAAATCATCTATGTTGG